TGTTCCTTCCTCTCCCCAACGCAGTCGGAGATACCCCAGAACAGTCCATTTCTAACCAGACCAGTCCAGAACTAACCCGATGCCAGCCGTACGCACTAAGAAACTTATGGGGGCAACCAAGCCTAGGCTTCAGAACATTCCCCTCAAAGGCAAGTCAAAACTTGATGATGTCAAAGAGATAGCTGCCCTGCTGAATGTGACTCTTTTGCCTTATCAGGAGTATGTATTGAAGGACATGCTGACCGTAGATAAGAATGGCATGTGGGTAAGGAAGACCAATCTTATATTAATAGCCCGCCAATCAGGAAAGACATTTTTAGCTCGTATGCTTATCTTGACTCACCTACTCAAGTGGAATACTGATGTTCTAATCATGTCTTCTAACCGTTCTATGGCACTTGAAACCTTTAGACAGGTAGCTAATGCTCTTGAAAATAACGATCACCTGAAAGGGATGGTTAAGCAGATACGCCATGCCAACGGCACAGAGTCGATACAGATGCTTTCAGGAGCTCGTTTAGATGTGGTCGCGGCAACTCGTGACGGTTCCAGAGGCAGGTCAATAAATGGATTGCTCTACATTGATGAGGTCAGAGAGGTCAGCGAAGAAGGGTATCGGGCGGCTATGCCAGTCACCAGAGCCCATGCCAACGCTCACACTTTGCTTACGAGTAATGCGGGAGATGCTTTCAGCTTGGTACTAAACGGACTGCGTGAGCGAGCTTTAGAAAACCCGCCTAAGTCCTTTGGCTTTTACGAATACTCAGCACCGCAGTATTGCAAGGTAACAGATCGTTACGGCTGGGCTCAGGCTAACCCTGCGCTCGGATATACCATCACAGAGGAAGCCCTTGAAGAAGCAGTTGCAACTAGCCCTATTGAAAACACCAGAACGGAGCTCCTTTGCCAATGGATTGATTCTCTTAGCTCTCCTTGGACTCATGGCTCCTTGGAAGAATGTAGTGACTCTGACATGGCGCTTTCAGTCGGTGCTTACACGGTATTCGCCTTTGATGTCAGTCCATCTCGTAGAAATGCGGCTCTGGTTATTGGCCAGATTCTCCCAGATGGTCGAGTTGGAGTTGGTCTTGCGCAAACATGGAGCTCGGATGTTTCAGTCGATGAACTCAAGATAGCAGCAGAGATTAAGGGATGGGCAGACCAGTACCGCCCACGATCTATCTGCTTTGACCCTTACGCCACTCAGTCGATTGCAGACCGCCTAGCAAACGCAGGGCAGGTAATGACCAACATCTCTGGAGCCCAGTTTTACACGGCTTGTACGGACTTAAAAGATGCACTTGATAACAGGCGCATGGTTCACTCAGGGCAAGAAGAATGGGTTCAGATGATGAACAATTGCGCAGCTAAGACCAACGACTCTAGCTGGAGAATTATTAAACGCAAATCTGCAGGAGATATATCAGGAGCTATTGCAACAGTCATGGTAGTTTCGACACTCTTAAAACCGCAACAAAGCGCTATGATTTACTCAGAGTAGGGTATAATTATGCCCTATGGGTATCTTCTCGCGTAAGCCACTTATTGTCGAAGCACAAGCCGCTCCACAAATCATGGGCGACAACATACCCTCAATCTACAATTACATTCTTCCCCGCATCTCTCGCAAGAACGCTATGAGCGTTCCGTCAGTAGCTAGAGCTCGTAACTTAATCTGTGGAACAGTAGCCAGCATCCCGCTTGAGTATTACAACAAATCAACAGGGGAAGTAATTGCTCCACCGCGTTGGATCACACAACTTGCAAAGAACCAGCCTTCTTTCGTAACCCTTACATGGTGCGTTGATTCGCTTCTGTTCTATGGCGTGGCTTACCTTCGCGTTACAGAGCGCTACGCAGAAGATGGCCGCCCTGCAGCCTTCGAGTGGATTGCTAACCCACGCGTTACATTTACAACTGACCTTGAGGGCATTATCGTCACTCAGTATTATGTCGATGCAGCGCCTATTGACATGAACGACATCGTTACCATTCAGGGATTCGATGAGGGCGTATTAGAGCGAGCTTCTGGAACTATTCAAGCCGCAATCGATGTAGATCGTGCAGCTGGCATCAACTCAGCCCAGCCACAACCAGCAGGATTCATCAAGAACTCAGGAGCTGACTTACCAGCTAATGAAGTGCAGGGATTACTTGCTGCTTGGAAGCGTAGCCGTCAAAATAACTCTACTGCTTACTTGACATCTACTCTTGATTATCAGCCAGTAACTTTTAGCCCTAAAGACATGATGTATAACGACTCAGTTCAGAACTTAAGCACTCAGATTGCTAGAGCTATGAATGTACCTGCTTACTATCTTTCAGCAGATCAGAATACAACTATGACTTATGCCAATGTGCAGGATGAGCGCAAGCAGTTCTATGCGCTATCTATCGAGCCTTATATCCAAGCAATTCAGAGCCGTCTATCTATGAATGACATTTCAACGGCTGGCCATGAAGTTCGCTTTGCAGTCTTTGACACATTCCTCAAGAACGACCCACTCGTTGAACTACAGGTAATCGAGAAGCTATTAACACTCGGGTTGGTTACTCCAGAGCAAGCTATGGAAATGACCGACCTATCTCCTAACGGAAGCGAAGGAATCAGCTAAATGGAAACCCTATATATCGAAGCAGCATCAATCGAGTGCTCAGAAGAACGCCGTGAAATCTCAGGCAAGATTGTGCCGATGGGTACAGGCGAAATCGGCAACACTAACCTTGGCGGAGTTGTCTTTGAGGCTGGTTCTATCGACATCGCTGACATCTCAAAGATTCGGCTTCTATCCCAGCACGATATGAAGAAGCCAGTAGGTCGCATGACTGCAGCTGAGGTTCGTGCCGATGGCATCTATGCAACCTTTAAGCTTTCACGATCATCAGGTGGTAACGATGCACTCGTTATGGCACAAGAAGGACTCGTATCAGGACTCTCAATCGGTGCAGAGATTATTGCATCTAAACCATCACGCGATGGTCACACAGTCGTATCATCGGCTAAATTACGCGAAGTTTCTTTGGTAACAGAGCCAGCTTTCAAGTCGGCTCAGGTACTAGAGATTGCAGCAGAAGAAGTTCTTCCTGCTGAGGAAACCCAACCAGAAAGCGAGCCAAAAGTGGAAGAAACCACTCAGGTTGAAGCTCCAGCAGTTGAAGCAGCAGCAGTAGAAGCGGCTCGCCCAACAGTTGCGGCATCACACTATGTCAAAGAGCGCACAGCTCCAATCTCATCAACTCAGTACCTAGAGGCATCAATCAAGTCAGCACTTGGCGATGATGAAGCCCGCCGTACAGTTCGTGCAGCAGATGATTCAACATCTAATAACACAGGTTTGACACTCCCATCACACCTCAACACATTCATCACAGATACATTCACAGGTCGTCCAGCATTTGAGGCAGCTACACGCGGTTCACTTGCAGGTATTGATGGCATGAGCTTCACCGTTCCACGCCTTTATGTAAACGCATCAACCGCTGATGTAGCACCAACAGTTGCAGACACAAACGAAGGTGCAGCTCCATCAGAAACAGGTATGACATCTGCGTATGACACAATCAGCATCAACAAGTTTTCAGGATTGCAGCGCGTATCCTTCGAACTCGTAGATCGCTCATCACCAGCTTTCATGGAACTCATGATGGCAGAGCTTCGCAAGGCTTATGAGAAGGCTACAGATGCAGCCCTTCTTGCAGCTTTCGTTTCTGACGGAACAACTGCGGCAACAACTGCGGCAACTGCAGCAGGACTCCAGAGCTTCGTTTCAGTAGAAGGCGCAGCAGCTTACAAGGGAACTGGTGGCGATTTCGCTAACAAGCTTGTAGCTTCAACAGACCAATGGGCAGCTATCGCAGGATACGCAGACACAACTGGTCGCGCACTCTACTCAGCACAAGGCGCAACACAGAACGCATCAGGCAACGCAGTTGCTACAAGCGTTGTAGGTGGCGTACTTGGAACCGACCTCATCGTAGATCACAACATCACAACATCAGGAATCGTTGATAACTCAGCGTTCCTCGTTGCGCCAAGCTCCGTGTATACATGGGAGTCACCAACAACTCAGCTCCGTGTCAATGTCTTGACATCAGGCGAGATTGAAATCAACCTTTACGGTTACCTCGCTATCTACCTTGCTAAGTCAGGTAAGGGCGTTCGTAAGTTCAACCTTACATAATAGCAACACCCATTAGAACGGCTGGGGGCGAGTGCCCTTCTCGCTCCCAGCTCTTATGAAAGGATAGAGATGAGTTTAACAACAGTAGCCGAGCTTCGCTCAGCCCTTGGCGTTGGCACTCTCTATGCGGATGCAACGCTCCAAAGCGTATGTGATGCCGCTGATAATGTCCTATTACCTTTCATATGGGCTAACACTAATTCAATCATCGGGCATAGCAATACTGCTCACACAGGCACATCATATTTTGATTTTGATGTAACTGACACTTTCTATGTTGGCGAAAGCGTAGTCATCAGCGGTTCAGGTTCTAAGCACAATGGCAATAAGACAATTACCGAAGTAGGCGAGAAATCAATCACCTATGCAATCTCTGGCAACAATAACACCGCAAAGCCATACCATCCAATCAATCCTTTCGGCATAGTCGCTGCTGATACTTATCTTGATCCATCAACTGTTCCAGCTATTCAAGAAGCTTCCCTCATGGTCGCTAT